ATCTTGAGCTGCTCGTCGATCGCGGTGATCCGGTTCCGGTACTGCGTGAGCAGCTCCCGGTCGTTGTCACTGAGATCTCGGTTCTGATCGACGGCGGTGCGCTTCACGCCGTTCGCGCGCACCTGCAGGTCGTCACGCTCGGCGATGAGCTTCTCGGAAATAGCGTCGACTGTCATAAGTCAGCACTCCTTTTCGTGCGGACGGGGTTCGGGGTGTCCGCGCGGGGTGCCGACTGATCGGGGTGCCGGCAGGTGCCGGGGTGCCGTGTCGGGGTGCTGCGCCTATCTCGGGGTGAGGCTACTCGCTCACATCGGGCGCCCGTAGGTATCGCAGAGGTAGCACGGTGCGTTGATGCGGTGCACCATGCCGCCGATCTGCACAGTGCAGCCGGCGAACCGGCGCGGGTAGCCGCGGCAGGTGCAGCGACGCGCGCGCAGCCAGTAGCGGAGTCGCGGCAGCATCACTGCCCGCTGCGCAGAGCGTTCCATTTCTCCTGCTCGGCGGCGAGCATCTCGAGGTCGGCGAGGAGCTGCGCGTCGGCCCGCTGCTGCTGCTCAGCGGCGATCTCAGCCTCGGTCGGTTCGCCGTCGAGGTCCGGCTCGGCAGAGCGGATCGACGTCACGCCGGCGCCCTGGTATGCCGGTTCGGCGACCGCGGCGACGTGATCGAGGTGCACGCTCTTGCGCACGACGAGCGAGTCGGCGCGCTCGGTGAACGCACGCGGGTTGATCGACCAAAACCCGACCGAGAACGAACGGTGCGAGCTGCCGAGGATGTCCCGCGCCTTCGCCGCCGTCGACCCGTCGAGCTTGAATTCGCCGACGAGACCCTCGGGGGTGTCGGTGAACCCGAGCCCGTAGCCGAGCCGGTACCCGACCGAGGTGTCGTGGTCATAGGTGAGCGTGGTCCGGTACGGCACCCGCTGCGCCCGCTGGAATGCCCCGGGCACGAACATCTCCCGGTATCTGATCACCCCGTCGGGCCTGGTCTCGGTGATCGGTGTCTCGACGCCGTAGGGCACGACGAGCCCGGTGACGGTGAGCCCGGCGTCGCCGTCGCGCAGCTCGAGGTCGACCGCTTGGAAACGACGCACGTGCAGCTCAGACGCCGGCATTTTGTGTCACCTGATTCTCATGGGTCGGTGCGGGGGTGATGTCGCCGCGCGGCGGCAGCCGCTCGAGGTTGCGCGCCTCGTCGGGTGTCATGATCCCGGAATTGATCATGAGTGTGTAGTAGTTCGCCCGTGCGGTCGCGTCGGCTCGCACATACGACTCGGGGTCGATCTCGAGCTCGTTACCGGCCGGCAGCGCCCACCCCGAGATCGCCCGGGTGATGAACCGCGCCATCGGCCGCAGCGTCGTTCGCCAGTGCTGATCAAACAACTGTGAGACGTTCGTGTAGGTCATTGAGTCTGCCCCCGACGGCAGGCTCAACAGGAACGCCGGCACCCCGAGCAGCATCGCGAGCCGCGCCTCGGTGTGCTGCGAAAGCTCAGACAGCGCCATATCTTTCGGCAGCACCTGCAGCACCTGCAGGTCAGCGTCGGAATCGAGGATCGCCGGCGCCCCGAACCGGTTACGGGCCGACTCGATCCATTGCGCTTTCATCTGCTGCGCCTGCGCCGGGTGCAGCCGGTACTTGTGTTTCAGCACTGCCCACGGCACGCCGCCGTTACGGGCGAGGTCGGACGCGTACCGCATGAACACGCGCGCCGCGGTGACCCGGGCGCCGGCGACCTCGAGCGGCCCGTGCCCGTGCGCGTCGCCGTTAATCGACGTGTAGCGGATGTGCAGCACGTCGTCGGTCGCCCGCTCGCCGCCGATCCAGTACTGCCTTAAGCCAGTAGCGGGATCGAGGTCGACGGTCACGAACATCGGGTTAAGGCACATGAACGTGCGCGGGAACCCGTCGGCGAACCGGGACGTCGCGACGATGAACGTTTCGCCGATCGCCTGATAGCTCCACCATGCTTGCTTGAAGAATTCGCCCCAGTGCGAATACACCTGCGGTTGCGGGTTCGCGATCCACGACGGCGGCGGCTGCGGCGTGTTCGCCCGGGTCACCCCGACCGGCATGTCGGCTGAGATCCGGGAGTTCAGGTCGATCGCCGCCCACACGACATCGAGGTCGCCGGCCGGTCCCATCATGCCGAGCGAGTTCGTGTTCGGTGTCTGCCATTCGACCGGCCATCCCGCCCATGCCTGCGCCTCGAGCGGCGGGTCGGACGACGGGTAAAGCACGTGCTGGGCGCCGAACCCGGCGTTATCCGCGGTCGGCGCCGGGCCGACGGTGCCTACCGGAGCGTTGTCGTTCGGCGTAAACGACGAGCGGGGCGGCAACCCTTGCGGGTCAGGTGGGCCAAGCGAGCGGGCGGACACGACTAGACCGCTCGGGCGCGTGGTTTCCGGCATGAACACAGAGCGTAGATCCGCTACCTGCCGGTCGTCACCTATTCGCCGGATGGTGCGCCGCGACGGGCGGGGCAACGGGGGACCCGGGCGCCGACCCGCCGGGCGCGCAGAGCAGCTTAATACGCGATGCCCATGAGCTGCGCAGCGTCCATCACGGTCGCCGCCGTCGTGATCAGCCGCAGCACGGGCGCCGCCGCGAACGTGTACCCGCCGACGGCAACCGTCACCGAGAACGGCTGCGAGTCGCCCGTCGGCCCGCTCGAGGCGATCACGTCGGTGCCGACCTGCGTTGTGCCGTCCATCACCCGCGCCGTGCATGACTGGTATGCGTTGCCGTTCCATGAACCGCCGGCCGGCACCCGAAACACGACCGGGATCATGAACATCGCGACTTTGCCGGTCGGCACCGCGGTGAGCGTGACGTTCGTCGTGCCGACCGGCAGCGTCTGCCCGGCGATTGCCTGCGTGAGTTTCGTCGGCGGCGCACCCGCCGAGCCGGTCGCCCCCGTGTCACCCTTCGGACCCTGCGCACCCGTGGCGCCCGGGTCACCCTTCGGACCCTGAGCGCCCGTCGCGCCGGCCGGACCCGTGGCACCCGTGGCACCCGTCGCGCCCTTCGCGCCGGCCGGCCCAGCCGGACCCTGCGGACCCTGCGGACCCGCGCCGGGCGGCGACACCTCGAGCGCCCGCAGCCGCAGCTTGAGCGACTCCTCGGCCTGGTCGATCACTCGGCAGCAGCTCCTCGACGATCCGACGGGCGCCGACCCGCGACGAACCCGACGACAACGCCGATCACGATGCCCACGACCTGCCCCAGCGCCGTCGCCGCGAGGGTCGTGTCGACCTCGGGGTGCAGCAGCTCGAGCAGCACGAGCCCTGAGCTCACCGCGAGGATCGTGAGACCGATCGTCGCCGCGAAGATCAGCAGCACGAGATCCGACGTCGACCGCTCGCGAAGACTCACGAGCACTACGGGATCGGGGTCGCGGGGTCGTCGTCGCCCTGAATCTGACACGCGTACCGAACGTGATTCATCTGCCCTTGGTCGATCTCTTTGATCTCGGCCGAATAGGTGCCGGCGAGCTGATTGGACTGCAGCGAGTCGGGGTTGCCGATGTAGTAGAAACGCCGGCCGGTCACGCTCGCGGCGTAGATCTTGCCGTCGCCGCCGGCGATCTTGAGCAGTTGCATCACGTCGTCATCCTCCGCTACGGGTTCGGGTTCGGGTTCGGGGTTCGGCGGCAGCGCGGTGCCGGTCATCTGCGCAGCTACCCGCCGGCGCAGCTCGGCAGCCGACCACCCGTCGGAATTCACGCCGCCGCCGGCACTCATGTCGATCTTGCGATTCGACCACTCGGAATGGTTGATCGCGCGGTTCTCGGTGTAGCCCCACACGAGGAATTCGGCGGCGTTGATCGCGACCACGACGTCGAGCATCGGGGTAGGCCATGGCGTCGAGTCGCCCGGGTGCTGCGCCTCGGTGCCGGAGTAGTGGCTATTGCCCGAGATCGACCCCGCCGAGCTCGCGGGATTACTCGGCGGCGGCGCGTCCATGCGGGTTCGGTCGAGCACCGACTGATTACCGGTGCCGGCGTGATTCATCGGCCCGGTGCCGATCAGGTACGCGACGCCGTGCACGTCGGCGAACCAATTCACGACCGA